TGTTGATTCATCAATACCTATTAATGCTCTATGACAAGAAAGAAATTTTTGAGCGAATAGTAAACCTTTTTTAGTTGAGAATGCTTCAACATTCATAATACAAATATGTAAATCCTCATCTGTTTCAAACAAAGCTTGCATGTCTGGAGCCTCTGGTTTAGTTTGCCAAAAACCAATTTTTCTTTCTATATGATCTGGCATATGATTAGGTATTTCAGAATCAAACCAGTTTTTATAAACACCTTTAGGAGCTATTAAAAGAACTCCATTAATTTTACCTTTATCATAAAGCATAGATATATTATCTATCAATACTTTAGATTTACCTGTACCCATCTCCATAAAGTAAGCAAAAACTTCTTTGTCCCAAGACATTTCAAGTGCTTTTAATTGATGTTCAAACGGTTTTGTTTTAAATTTATAATGCATAATATTTTCTTCTTTCTATTGAAAGCATCTATCATTTAGTGTATTACATGTCAATAAAAGAAATATGAAAAATAAAGTTTATGTAATCCAGGATGTTCCTGGCACTAGAGAAGGTCGTCCTAAAATAAATATTATAGGTGCATCTGAATTTGGTGAGTTAAAAGTTTTACTACCTGAAAATGCACAAATTATTTTAAGTGCAGGTCCTTTAGTATTTAAATTAAAAAAAGCATTAAGAGATTATACACCTGAAGATTATTTACTACTTACAGGGGATCCAGCTATCATTGGTGTTGCATGTTCAATTGTGTCAGATATAACTAATGGTAAATATAAATTATTAAAATGGGACAAACAAGAAAGGAGATACTATCCAATTGAATTGGATTTATATCAAAAAGAAACATCAAGCCCTTGACAAATATAATATAAGGGATTATATATTAGAAAGAATATTAGAAAGGAGTTAAACATGAAAAAAGAAAAAGAACTATTTAATTTTAAAGAAGGTGTATCTTTACCAAAACAAAAAAGATCTATTTATGTTAATATGTCTAGAACAAAATCAGTAGATAATTTTTGTAGGTCCGTAATAAAAATATTAGATAATAGATTTCTTAAAAATGAACCTGATCTGTTAATTAAATATTTAAAAAGTTTTTGTGAAGAAAGACTTCAATTTAACATAGATGTAAGAAAAAAATCTTTAGAAAAAATTGAAGAATTAAATATTATAGACAATCAAAATAAACATGATAATAATGAGGGAGTAGAATGGATAAAGTAAATTTTAGAGAAGATAAGATGGATACAATGAAAGCAGTTGTAGATCCAAAAAAACTAACAGATAAAGTAGAAGAGTTAAAAAATTTAGAAGATGAAATTTTTAACGCAGAAGAAACTATCAAAAAATTAAAAGAGAAAGCAAATGTTATTTCTCAATTTGAGATACCTCAAATGATGGAAGAAATGAATATTACAAAATTAAAGCTTAAAGATGGACAGTCTGTAGAAGTATCAAATTTTTACAGTGCTTCCATTATTCCTGAAATGCAGGAAGAAGCTTTTAAATGGCTTCGTGAAAACGGTCGAGGTGATGTCATAAAAAATGATATTACCGTTACCTTTGGTCGTGGCGAAGATAACAAGGCAATGGCTTATGCTACCCTTGCTAAAGGTCAAGGATTTGAACCTGTCCAGAAAGTGGGAGTACATCCGCAGACCTTAAAAGGAGTAGTCAGAGAGTGTGTTGAGTCTGGAATTGACATGCCCGAAGACTACTTCAAAACATACGTGGGTAACCGTACAAATATAAAAAGGAGTTAAATATGGAAGTAACAACAAAGAAGACGGCACAAACACCTTCTACTATATTATTTAGAGAAGATGCTAATAAAGGTTTTGAGAACGTAACACCAGATAGTCTGGCATTACCAATCTTAAAACTTTTACAGAATGGTTCTGGAGAAGCACAAAAACGTAATGCAAATTATGTTGAAGGTGCTGAACCTGGAATGTTCTTAAACATAGTAACAAAAAAGTTGTATCAAGGAGAAAAAGGAATCAATGTTATACCTTGTTACTACAAGTTAGAATACCAAGAATGGGCAGAATTCGGTACTGGTTCAGGTAGACCAGAAATGATTTATCCTGCTGATTCGGATATTTTAACAAAGACAACTAAGGATGGTGCAAAGGATAGATTACAAAATGGTAATTATATTCTTACAGTGCATCAAAATTATGTCATTATAGTTTCTGAAAACGGTTCAGCAGAAACAGCGTTAATTTCTATGAGTTCATCTCAAGGAAAAGTCGCAAGAAAATGGCAGTCCCTACAGATGTCACAAACTATGACTGATGAGCAAGGTTCATTTACACCTCCATCATGGTCATATATGTACAATCTTTCATCAGTATTAAATTCTGGTAAAGGTAATCAATGGTACGGGTTTGCTGTTAAATCTGCAGGACTAGTTGAAAGTCAAGAGCTTTACAATAGAGCAAAAGATTTTCACAATAGTTGTGATAAGAACAACAGATAATTGCCACATTTGGGCGCTATTAACTTAGCGCCCATCAATTATTAAACGAGGGATAAATGATAGAAAGTAAATTACAAGAAATTTTTAAAGGTTTAGAAACTGCCTACGGTCAAACTAAACTAACAAACGAATTAAGAGCTGACGGTAAAAACGAAGTTAGATCGTATACCGTTAAAAATCCAGTTACAAAAGAACTTTGGCAAAAACATTTGCAAGGTGTTGAACCTGCTTTAGGTATTGTACCTATTAATGAAAACAATGAATCAAGATGGGGTTGTATTGATATTGATACTTATCCTTTTGATCATAAAAAATTAATTACAAAAATAAGAGAAAAGAAATTACCACTTATAGTTTTTAGATCTAAATCTGGTGGTGCTCATGTGTTTTTATTTACAGATAATTTTATTCCAGCGTCTTTAATGAGACAAAAATTACAGATGATGGCTTCTGATTTAGGTTTTGCTAAAGCAGAAATATTTCCAAAACAATCAACTATCAAAGCAGATAGAGGAGATATAGGTAATTTTTTAAATATGCCTTATCATGGTGGAGATAGAACTGTTAGGTATGCTATTGGCGATGATGGAAATTCTTTAAGTATGCAAGATTTTTTTAAAGAGTATGACAAGTATGTTCAACAAGAAGATATTTTAAAAAATTTATTTATTACTAAAAAAGAAAAAGAAAAACAAAATGAAGACTTTCCAGATGGTCCTCCTTGTTTAAATACTATAATTAAAAATGGTCCTATTACAGAGGGTAATGGAGAGATTGCAGCTTCTGGAAGAGATAATGGCTTATTTAATATTGGAGTTTATTTAAAAAAAGCAGAACCTCTTAAATGGAAAGAGTTAATAGAAGATTACAATACAGAAAAATTTATTAAACCACCTTTAAAAGCAAAAGATGTTTTAAGAATTATTACACAAGTAGAAGATAAAAAATATGATTACAAATGTAATGATAAACCTATCTGTAATTTCTGTAATGAAAAAGTATGTTACACCAAACCTTTTGGTAAAGGTGGAGAAACTAGAATGCCTAACATTACTACCATTAGAAAATATAAATCAGACCCACCTATTTTTTTTGTAACTGTTGATGAAGACACTATTGAAGTTGATGGACCTACTCTACATGATTCAGAAAAATTTTCTGTTAAATGTTTAGAAGAATTAGGAATGCCTTTATTACCTGTTGCTAAATTAATATGGAGAAAAAACTTAGCTTCTTTAATGAAAAATATGGATGAAACAGATGCTCCAGATGACACTAGAGTAGATGTTCAATTAAAAGAAGTGCTAACAGATTTTGTTAGTAGAAATGGTAAGGCTATGGAAGATGTTTTAAAACGAAAACCTTACACTGAACAAGGTTTATCTCATTTTAAATTTAAAGATTTTTGGGGTTATTTATTAAGAACTAAATCCTGGCCAGAAAGAACTTATCCAAAAAATAAGACAATAAGGTTACTAGAAGATTTATTTAAAGCAACAGAAAAAGTTGTAAAAATAAATGACAAAAGCGTTAAGCTTTGGACTGTTCAGAAAATAGATTTAGATAAACCTTTGATTAGATCAAACGAAAAAAAACCGGCGGCATTTGAATGAGAATAATTATTCCAGGTCCTCCAGGTACAGGAAAAACACACACTTTAATTCATGAGTATTTACATAAAGAACTATTTGTTTACAATACTAAACCTGAAAAAATTTGTTATATTACATTTAGTAATGCAGCAGCTAATGAAGCTAGAGAAAGAATAGAAAAAGAATATACAAAATTAAAATTTAAATATATTTGTACTATGCATTCATTAGGTACAAGAGAACTTGGTATTGATACTGCATCACAGTTGTTAAAAGATAAAAACTGGAATGGTTTTAAAAATTATTCTAGAGTATGTGATGATCTTCATTTTGAAACTACTGAACATGAGAATGGTTATTTAGAATATAAGAATCAATATATGCAAATTATTGAATACGCTCGTAATAGAAAGATACAAGATTTACAAGATGCAGCGATAGAATTAGATTTAATAGATTTTATAAGTGTTCCTTTGTTAGAACAAATAAACCAAGACTTAAATGATTATAAAAGAGATTATATTATGTATGAATTTTCAGACATGATTACTGAATTTGTCAAGAAAGATAAATGTCCATCCCTCGACTGTGTCTTTCTAGATGAAGCCCAAGATCTAAATCCTTTGCAATGGGAAATGTTCAATTACATTGAATCAAAATGTAAGCGATCATACATTGCAGGGGATGACGATCAAGCTATCTATTCTTTTCAAGGAGCAGAACCTTCTATTTTTATAAATTTAAAAGGTAATATAGATGCACAGATAAATTCTAGAAGAGTTCCAAAACAAATACACAAAGTTGCATTATCTATTTTAGATAACATTGATGAACGAATGCACAAAGAATGGTTACCTAGAGAAGCTGAAGGCGAAGTTATAGAAGATGAGATGCTAGAAGATATTGATTTTAGTAAAGATGAGTGGATGATATTAACTAGAACTAATGATCAGATGAAACCTTTAGTTGAGTATCTTCAAAACACAGGTCAACGGTTTGAATGTAAATTTAATGATCTACTTCCTTTAGAACTTGTTAAAGCAATTAATGATTGGAATAGATTAAATAGAGGAGCAAACATTAGTGGCTCGGAGGCCCAAAACATTTACGAATTTTTAAGATATGAAAAAGGTGATATAAAATACGGATTTTCTGGAGGCAAGTCTTTAGTAAATGTGGACTCGGTTGATATGGATGAGTTAAGACTAGAACATGGACTGATTGTATCTGGAGACTGGAGTATATTTACTATGGATGATGAGCAAAGAAATTATATCCAGGAACTTGTGGCGAGCGGCGAGGATCTAAGCAAACCTGCTAGAATAAAAATTTCTACTATACATGGAGTTAAGGGAGAAGAATGTCAAAATGTCATTTTGTTTACAGATTTAGAAAGAATTATTTACCAATCAGCTCAGGTAAATAAAGACACTGAACACAGGTTATTTTTTGTTGGTGTCACAAGAGCTAAAGAAAAACTTTACCTTATGAATCAAGGTAATGAATATCAATACACACCAGGAGAAGAAATAATATGACAGATAAAAATATGTTCGATGATGCGTTTCCGCAAGATAAACAAATTGGTGGATCTCATTACAAGAACTTCACAATACAACCTTATGAATTTATATCAAAGAATGATCTCTCGTTCTTTCAGGGCAACGTAATTAAATACGTCACTAGATATTTATTTAAAAATGGTATAGAAGATTTAGAAAAAGTGATTCACTATTGTGAATTGGAGATAAAGAAAATGAAAGATCTAGAACAAGAAAGAGATTTAGGTATATGGGGAGATAAGAAGAAAAATGGGAAAAGATAAGTCTACAAAATACGATGGTAGATCAAGACCTACAAATGATCTCTATGAAAAAAATTGGAATGATATTTTTGGTAAAAAGAAAAATAACTATGGTATCCAAAGAGAGAATGAAGAACAGGAAAATGAAGAGTATTTAAAAACAATTAAAGAAAAAATATGATATTTGAAGCACAGACAGAGTGGAATTGTCCAGAAAGTT